ATTAAGCTCGCTGCTCAAGCAGGAAGCACTAACGCACAGCGTGACCAGATTAAGACTGACCTCGAAGGCTTTATTGCAGATGGAGACTATGATAGCGCATATACACAGATTCTTTCTTCAGCTTCCGCTAAATTAACAGGAGCAAATGCTTCTAACTTCCAGCAAGTGCAACAAAACCACGAGGCGCTAAAAGATATGAGAGATGCACTCAAGGAGTATCAGGCACTAGGCGGTAGCACGAACATATTCAAGGGCGGCGCAGATAAAATTCAAACGAAGATAGGCGCACTAGCCACAGACCCTAAATACGCAGCAGTGTCGGTAAGGCTGAATAGCGCTTTCCAGCAATATCGACAGAACATGACAGGAGCTGCTTTTGGCCCTGCCGAATCATCAGAGTACCAGTCAGTACTTCCTAGCGCGGGGAACACCTTTGCTTTGAACATGGCAAAGATTGAAGGTGCTGAGGCGTACACTAACTCAGTTCTTGAAGGAACTATCAAAAATACCATTGGACAAGGAGGTATCTACATCAAGCAATACGCTGAAGCTGACCAAAAAACACTCATACAGCAAGTAGACAAAGAAGCAAAACTCACGGAGTTCAGGAAAGACCCAAAAAACAATGATATGGTTATAGAACTGAAGAATGCTGGATTGAATATGGATCAAATCATGGAAGAGCTAAACATCAAGTAATATGACACCAGAACAACGAGCAAAAGCAGATGCGATAAAGGCAAAATATAACTATGTTGCGCCACAGAAACAGGAGTCAGACTGGTTTTCTCGAACTGCGCCAAAAGCACCAGAGAGAAACATTTTCAGCCCGATTGTTGATACCGCTAAGGCAGGGTACGAAACAGCAAAAACTGGCCTTACTGGTCTTTTAACACCACCTGAAATGCGACCAGAAGACATCGAATCAGCTTATAGAGGTGGGGGAATAGGTGCTGGTGCAGCGGAAACAGTCGCTCAGGTAGCTAAAGCTGGTGTAAAAGGTGTGCAGAATCTTGGGAAGGTAGTCGGTGGTATTGGTGCTATAGCCGCTTCACCTGTCCTTGGCCCTTCATCGGCACTTGGCTCAAAGATAGGAGAACAAGCAGCTAAACTTATCCCTGACAGTGCCGCGATGCAATTTGAGGAGTTTCTCCAGAGAAACCCACAGATAAGCGAAGATGCTGAGATGGTTATGGATATCGCTAACCTCGCATTCCCTGAAGCTATGAAGCGTGGTGCGCCCGTAGCGCAGAAGCTACAGAGTACTGTTGAGCCTATAGTACGACAAGCTGCTGAACCTGTGGTAAAAGCTGTTGAGCAAATGAGGCAACTTGAGCCTATGAACAAACTTCGAGGGTATGTAGACGCTAAAACGCAAGACTCAATCAAGTATGATGTAGGAAATCTACTAAAAGCTACACGTTCCATTTCTAAGAAAGTACAAGAAGCAGAAGCTCGTGGTGCTGACTTGCAAAAGATTCTTGAAGAGCCGAAGGTATTCAAAGGTATCAAGGTTGAGAAAGGAAAAATAAACCCAGACCAAGCAGTTGATATTGTTGATTCGAGAATTGACGCAGTGCTGGAAGCGAAACGAAAAATGCTTCCTAAGATAGATCAGCTAGTACATGGTACATCAAGAGATGTTGTTAGAGCAAAGGCTATTGAGAATATCTCAGGGAAATACCTACCAGAAGACGAGGCGACCATTATCGCGTCGATAAATAAACAGATTGATGCGATGCCAGAGTTTCTAAAACCATCGCAGATAGATGAAATCCGCGCCAAAGCAAGACAATCAGCAAGAAATGCAAAAGGAATGCAGAAAAGCCAGAGCGAGTACGCTGCTATTGAGAATGCAGCACGAGATACTGTCTTTGAAATAACTGACAATCTGCCAGTCTCAGGCGCTCAAGAATACAAAGCTTTGAATGATTATGTGAAAAACATGATAACAACCAAGCAGTTTCTTGATGAAACCTTGAGGAACCAAGTTGTAAAGGGTGGAAGAATGCGAGGATATGCGATGCGAGTCATCGGATCGGTCGCTGGTTCGTCGTATGGTATCTTGGGTGCCATAGCTGGTTCGGAACTTGGAGGGGTGATAGCTGATATTGTTACCAACAACTCTCTTGGTAGCAGTATGAAAATGCAACTTATCCGCGAGCTAACTGATGAGCCAAAGATTCTCGAACAAGCTCAAAAACTGCTTGGAGAAGTCGAAGCGCTTGAGAATCCTCTGTTACCAGAAGGAAATAAAGACTTCAATTCACAGACGAAAGGTGCTGGGACAATGGAATTGCCAGCAGAAAGTGCCTCAACAATTGAGGGACGCGAGCTTTCAAACCCTAACATAAAACAACCAGAGAATAACTTAAGTGGAATGCTCGCGTTACCACAAGGCAATACCATAGAACTCCCAGGAAGGGGAATCTTGCAGGGCCAGGAGAAGCTACGTCAATCCCAGTCTTTAAATCCAAGTAGTTCCCTCCAGAACGCTCCAAACAATACAACGGCTAAAGTACCAAGTAGTTCCATAAAGTCAAAAGTACCCCAGAAAAGCTCAAAAGTACAGGAGGGTACTCCTAAGACGCAGAAAACAGATACGTCGGGCGGTTTCGATCTTGTTTCTAAAAGTGGCAAAAAGATAAATTGGGATAACATTCCCGAAGAGGGAGTAAAAGCTACAGTTCCTTTGAACCGCATCAGAGTACAGTCTGACGCACTCGACAAAGCAATGAGCCATGTGAAAAATGGTGACGGGAGCAGAACAAATGGGCCTATAGAAGTAGCGTTACTCGAAGACGGCTCACTTGCTATTGTTGACGGCCACCACCGCGCAGTCCAAAAACTGTTACAGGGTGACAAAAACATCGAAGCCACTGTCTATTCAACGAAGCACTCTGCAAGCTCTGACACTATTTACGATGGTCATAACACCACTCTAGTACCTACAAACAAAGCAGCCGCATCAGAACCGAAAACCGCTATGTCGGGAGGTGGGAAAGGCGAAGCAGGACTTATTGCAGAAGCTAAGAAGTATAAGAGTGCTGAGGAGTTTGCCCAGTCTCAAATATCTCATTTTCATGGTGGTGAAAATATAGACAATATCGACATGAATAAGTCGAATTATGCTAAGACCTTTTTCTTGACCGATAAATCAGATTACGCGGCACTGTACGCTGGAAAATATAAAGAATCGGGTAAAATAAATGGTATTGCTTTGGACCCGAAGGCTAATCTTATCGATATTAAAAATGCTACACCAGAACAAATATCTGCGATTAAAAAAGTGGCGAAGGGTACTGAAACGGGAAAAACCGTTAAAATTCAGAAACCAGACGGAACTTTTATTCAGGTTCCGAAGACACCCGAGGATTCTATTTCTTTTTACCCGTATACTGCTGATGAGATTATTGATGGAGCAGTTAGAGGGAAGTCCCACTTCGCAGAGAATCCAGAGCTAGTAAGTATTTACAAAAAACTTGGATATGACGGTATGATTTCTTATGAAGAAGTTACTGGAGGTGGAAAAAATATCGGTGTGTGGAACAAGGATGTTGTAAAAACAAAGCAAGAAATAATCGACATCTGGAACAAAGCCAACAATAAGTAACCAATAATCCACAGCCACTGTCAACAGGAATCTGATACACTTAATGAAGTTATGGTTGAAATCTGTACTGAAATACCTGACCAAATCGACCGTGACGGAGCGATTTATAATAAAGGTTTTATCGCGGGGCAAGAACATAGTATGCCTTCAAAAGAAACATTGGCGATGTTTAAGCAGAATGATGAAAAATCAGAGAAATTCAGAGAAGTCCTTTTAGGGCAAGTGGACGAGATGCGCTCAACAGTAAAGGTGATGATGAACACCCTTGTTGATATAAAGGAGCAGACAATAAAGACAAATGGGAGGGTAACTGATCTTGAAAGGACGAAGCTCAGAGCGGAGGGAGGGGCGGCGGTTCTGAAGGCAATCTGGGCAATCGGTGGTGTCTTTCTGATAGCGATGTGTTTCGGACTCTTTCAGATGTACGTCACGGTAGCGAATATAGACAGTCATATTGAGAAAGTAGTGACAGAATCACTCACTAGATAACCATGAACCTATTACAAACTCCTTGGTATAACGACCCTTTGAGTAAGAAGTTCAGCCATGATGTGTTCTTCGGTACGGCAGCGACCGTTCCTGACAATTTCGATGTTCAAAGGAGGGATATTTGGGACCAAGGACAGGACTTAGAGTGTGCCGCCTATGCAGGAGCAAAGAATGGGGAATACTTCCACCAGAAGCCCTTTGACCCTGAGTGGCAGGCACGAATGATCACGGCTCTACAGGGATTCGACATCGCCACCAAGGGAAGTAACCCCAACGCTGCGATGAAGTCACAGATGGACTGCGGGTATAAGCGAACCGACATCATTGATGACCCCTATAACTACCATATTGCAGGGTATGTGAAGGTAGACGGGCCTTTGTCACCTGCTGACAATTTGGCCTCAGCTATCTACCAAGCCTACGATCAGGAGAATAAACGCGGCATGGGCGTTCAGGCATTCGGACGGTGGCTTAAACCTTGGTTCAAACAGACGAACATTTCAACTGGAGGGGAGTTGGGAGGCTACCACTCATGGCTCTTCATAGGATGGTACAGAGACATGGGTAAACGTTGGTTCATAGGGCACAACTCATGGGGCAGGACGATGGGTGACAGGGGTTTCCAATACTTCCCTGATGAGGTGATAAATACCGAGTTCATCCTTCCTAACACCTCCTTGAAGATACCTAAACCGCTCACACTAGAGCAGATAATGCGGGCAAGGGAGTTATCCCCATGGGGTGAATTACAGCGCACAATCAACAAAATTTGGGCTACACTTACACTATGGAAAGGCCAATGACACTCCTACAGGAGTTGTACAAAAAGCTTCTTTGGGCACAGGAGCAGTTAAACATTTATCAGGCGAAACAGTCAAAAGGAACCAAGCTCTACCAAGTCACCATGGACTGGCTGGATAAGGATGCTTCTCCCGATAACATCGCCCCTTCTGAGGTAGCGTGTGCTGAAACGCTCACGTTCCTTATCAATAAGGTTGATCCGACGATCAAGTGGACTTCAAGAACTTCTACCTCAGCGGTTAATGGTGATTTATCCAGAATGACCAAGAAGTTTCAGGTAGTACAGCTTCCAAGAGCAGGTGATATCCGCATGTCCCCTTCTATTTACAGGAACGGGGAGCTGATACATGGTCATTGTGCGGTATTCCTTGATTCCTACTGGATGGCGAGTAACGACAGTAAGTCGGGGAAACTGAGGAAGAACTACACCAACGACTCGTGGGCAGAGCGCTACCGCGACAAGTTGGGACTTCAGATTATCAACTATCGGATGCTCTAAAGGTCGAATTTTAGCAGATAAAACCATAACACTATGTTAGTATTTAAATCAAGAACCTTCTATACGTTTGTAGCGATGTTCGTCGTAGGTGGTGGGAACGCTCTTGTTCCTGTCCTCCCTGCGGAGTATCAAGCTATCGTGCTCGCCGTCCTTGGATTGCTGGGAACCTTCTTTCACATAAATCCATCTCAAACTTACGGCAAGTCACGATTGATTGACTAAGATTACAAAGCGCCGACCGCCTCTCAGTATAGGGAGGCGGTCTATTTTGTACCAGAACGATTATGGAGATGAACAGCGTCCTTGAATAGTGATGATGTGTCTGGTAGTAGAAGAGGCGCTTCTTTATTATAACCTTCGGTACTGTAAAAGGGCAGCATTAGCGTAGGCGTAATCTTCTTCCATGATCAGGTGCCAATGCTGTCCTACCCCCTGCGTCCTGCCATAGTCTTCCATGCGCTTCATGGCAAGCTGTGCGAGGGGTTTTGCTGTCTCCATTCCCTGTATCATATCCTCATACGCATGAAGGAACTGGATAAGGACTGCTTCTATTGTTTCTTGGTTCATAGTTTGTAGAGTATACATTGCTCTGTAACTCCTTCGTTATCCTCAATCAAATCATCTTCAAAATAGTAAGACCAGTCGAGTTCGTCATGTCTATCTTCGACTACATAAAAGGCGCGAGCTTCTTTAATTTCCCCTTGAACAACATACTGAAGGCCATCGCCTGTTGATGGTTGCTGGAATGCAACGATATCTCCAATTTTGAACTTTGGCTTTTTTAGGATTCTTCTATCTTTTTTCATATGCTAGAAGGGTACATCGTCTGGGTTAATTTCAGATGTAGGATGCTCAATACCAGTTGAAGGTTTAGCGTGCGAAACTCCTGCTTTCTCTTTCATCTTTTCAATCATCTCCTCTGGGCTGGGCTTCTTAGCCAACTCATCCATAATAGCTTTACTAATCTCTACCTTCTTAGGGGATGGCTGGAAGGTATATTCCACCTCCTTAGTGCCCGCACCTTTCGCTGAGAGCGTTAAAACATGAGGGAAAGGGAATTCAGTGAAGTCCCACTCTTCGTCGTTCTGAAGGGCTTTTATGGCCTTTACAATGCTATAGGGAAGGCGTGCCATCTTTACCATATCATCCTGTAATACCCAACAGATACCCTTAACTGAGGTATTCTTGTCTCCCTCCTGAGCAAAGCGATACTTCTTCGTAGCAGGGTCAAAGACTTGTACCATAGGGGCACAGTGGCTCAACAGGACAAACTTGTTAGCCCCCTCCTCGATGTTAAAGTATTCCTTTGAGCGTTCTTCCTTCTTCTTTGCTTCTTCCTTACTGACCCAATCCATTTTAGTGTCTGACATATATTATTCATTAACTTTTAAGAACTCTGGGACAGGCATGGTGCCACCACCCGCTCTGTCACAATAAAACTCTATTAAGGTACATAGTTCGTGGTATGCCTTAGCGGAAAGCCCCACTTCATTGTCAGCCATCCAATGGCCTACGACATCGTTCGGGAACGGCACCATCATACCTTTTTAGTTTTAGCTTCTAACCTTTTCATACTGCGCTTGATGATCTGCATGATTTCCTGCTGTTCCTTGTTCATCTTCTCCCACATATCTCGACCGCCTTTGACTGTCCCTGACTCCAAGAACTCATCAAGGCACTTGTTGTATTCATTAGGAGTTAAACCTTCGCCTGCTGTAAATTGGTGGTTCACCTCGTCGTAGACTAACCTTGCCTCTTCGAGGGTTTCAACTTCTTCCTCTATAAACTCATACTGTCCTATTGCTATGTGAATCTTCATACTTTTAGCCAGACTCCTGGCATTACTTCTTTATAACGTTGCACCTTTCCCCATCGCTTGTTAGCTTTAGCCCAGAAGAGGGCTTTCTTTTCTTTTGTGGTCATACCTTAAAACGGGAATTTGTCTTCAGGCTTAGGGTCAAGGAGGTTTTCGAGCTCTCCCATTACATTTACAAGCTGCCGCGTGATAAAGAGTAAATTTTGCTTGGATTCAGCGACGTTCATCTGAATGTTATCAATCTCTACCATCAGGTCGCGTACTTTGTCCTTCTGCTGATCGTTCAACTGGTGCATCACTGCAAGTTTCTTTTCCATATTACTGTGAGTCCTTATCAGTCCAGTCATTGCTAAACTTTGCACGGGCACGCTGTTCACATTCATAGGCGGTATTCTTAAACCCAGCATCCCTCATATCTGAAATAATATCCTGCATCATCTGGAGGTTTTTCTCTGCGAAAGCCTCTTCAAAGTTCTCTATTGCTGCTTCTATCCAAACGTTGTTACTGTTGTGTGACATATAATGTAAGTCTCTAACTACTTATAAAGTAGACTATTATGTTGAGGTAATTGCTGACGGTTTCAGAAGCTTCCACTGCCGAGCCGTTGCTACCTCAATAAGACCAGTATACTCCCCTATACCAAGTTGTCAACATTGACAAACCAATCGGATGTGGATAAACTAACACTATGAAATTAACCATTCACAAACCATCTGATAAACAGGTCGGAAACGTCCGTGTATCAGATGGTGTTTTTACAAAGCTGGGTATATTAGCTGACTTTAAAGGAGTCAGTAAACAGGCTATTGTTCGTGCCATTTTAGAACAGGTGATTGATGATGTACAAGCTTAGGTATGACTGTCCGACACGGCTACAAGCAAACTTACACACACAGGGACTATTCGCGTCCTCGGATGATATTGCGTGATAGAGTTGCGGAGAAATTTTCAGCTCATTCATGTGAGATTTGTGGTAAAGCTCTTGAAAGGAAAAATACTGCAAAGGGACAGCCAGAGTCATGGACAACCTACAATAAACGGAGGACTTGTGGAAAGATATTCGATGGAATTAAATGGGTGCCAACAAAATGTTACCATGAATGGCGCTCTAACCCAGTGAATAACCCTAATTACAAAGGACTAATGCACAGAGCTTGTATAGATTGTGGTAAGCAAGGTCTTTCATACGTAAGCCAAGACGAAAAACTTCCTCAAAGGTGCCGACCTTGTGCTGAAAAGATTGCTGGTGGCCACAATAAAAAAGAAACGCCACTTTTTAAGTGTTCCAAGTGTGGCAAAGATATTATCGGACGCTGGAATGGACAAATGCGCTACCCCCGTAATGGGAAGACTTTTTGCTCGAATCACTGTGCAAACACGACTCGTAATCTAAAAAGAGTGGATTTTGAATGTATTGTTTGCCACAAGATTGTTTCCCTCCAACCCAACAGAGCCAAAATAAGAAAAACATGTTCACTTAGTTGCAATGGTAAATTAAATAAAAAATCAATATGACAATCTACACAGGTGATTCTTCTCCCTATCGTCATTTAACATGGATACCGACCGGATTCAGTAGCTTGGATAAAATCCTTGGAGGGGGAATCCCTACACGAAAGATAAGTGAGTTCTCGGGGTACTACAGTGTAGGGAAATCTACTCTTGCTTTGCATATAGTAGCTCAAGCTCAGGAAATGGATTTTAAAGTGCTTTGGGCTGATCCTGAGAGAGCGTGGGGTGAAGTGTACGCAGAAGGACTCGGGGTAAAAGTTTCGCAGCTCAACTTGCTCCTTGCCGATCATGCGGAAGATTATCTCGATGAAATGGAGGCTTGGGCAAGAGCTAACAAAAACGCTCTGATTGTCCTCGATTCAGTGGGAGGACTCTTACCACGTAGTGAGTCAGAAAAAGATGCCTCGGGCAAAGTCATTGGTGGACAGGCTAAGCTTATAGCCACGTTTTGTCGCAAGATTGTCCCAATCCTCGCAACCAATAACATAGCTCTTCTTGTCTTGAATCATAACGTAATAGATATAATGACAGGAAAGATTAAGACCAGTGGGGGAGCGAAACTTGAGTACAGCAAATCAATCTGGCTCCTGATGAGAAATACAAACAAGTACCTTCAGCAAGGGGATACCAAGGTAGGTATTGTCATTGAAGCTGAGTTGAGAAAACAAAAGCTAGCCGCTACCGTTCGTCAGACTGCTGAGCTTCAACTGGTCTTCGGGCAAGGATTCAACAAAGAGGCAGACCTCATGCAAGAAGCTCTCGATAAGGGCGTTATTACTAAGCAAGGCAATTCTTTCTACTTAGGTGAAAAGAAGCTGGCGGTCGGGCTCTCAAAGCTAAGAGAAGCTCTCAAGGATGAAACTCTCCAACAAGAGATAAAAGCACTCCTGTAAAGCAAAAAGCACCCGACTAGGTGCTTTTGCTCCGATCAAGCCTCCCTAAATGAGAGGATGTTCAGTATACATCAAAAGCGGCCGACCGTAAGGTGAGCCGCTTTCTCCGTTCAGATGCCCGCCGCCCCATAGAGGCAGTAGAGCTTCGAAGGCGTAAAGCAGGCGTGGAACTTTCCATCCTTGGACTCCCTCATTGGATAGTCCTTGGGGAAAGTTGCCTTGCCGTGCTTTGTCGTGACGGTGAGGCTTCCATCAAAGTTTCTCACTCCTTGGGTGACCTCAGCACAGTCAGTGTCATGACAGCACTCGTGGTCGTAGACCATGCCCGAAGCAGCTTGGTGAGCTTCAGCGGGAGGCGACGACACGATCAGAACTGCCATTGCGAGCCATTTGAGCCAGCGGTACTGCTCGCAGTTCAAGCAATATCCATGGTGGTTCAAAGGACGTCCACACTTATAGCACTTTTTCATGGCCACTCTCCTTTGCCTGAAGTTCCAACTGCCTCTGTCGAGCTGCATCCCAATCAAAAGCCATATCCACTGTTTCGAGCCACGTACGAGCGTGAGCATCGCAACAGAAAAACAGGTCTTGATAGCGGATGTACGGAACGAGTCCACTGATTTTCTCCTTGCAAGATGGTAGGTTGCACCGATACATGGTGTCCTTGCCTTTCTCCAGTCTCTCTGACTGGGTGCGCCTCCCATGCCGTAGCGTGGGTTAAGAGTTCATCACAGGCGCACTCAACCAACGAACTGAATACAGGAATCACGGGAGGTTCGGCGGCGCACTTTTCAGTGACTGGAGCTTATTTCATTCACTCCGCTCCAACGATTCCTGTATTCAATCAAAGAATGGTCTGATTTCTTTTACCCGAAGGAGGAAGAAACCAGTAAAGACCTTTCATTAAGCTTAGCAGTTTTAGCAGCGAAAACTACAAGTACCCTTGATAACTCTGGTCACTGAACGGGGTTTCTCTAAGAAACAACCCACACCCACGTTCGTTACTCCCTATACTCCAGAATGAGTGATCGGTGACTAGAACCACCTCTGCAACGTGAGCAACCCCATAGTGAGGCCAGAACCATACCGCTACACTGCCTACAGGAGGCACTCCCTGATGAGTCTTAGCCGATTCATAGTGATTCCCGATGTCATGCCCCCTCCATACCATGAACTTCTGGCAGTTACAGAGCACCTCATCGGTCGTCATGGCATATGAGAATATAGGAAGTACCATCACCACAAAGAACAGTATTGCCACGATCAGGGCACCCCAGAATGCTATTTTGTCTTCGTTCATATCTTTTTACAGTCTTTCATATTTACAAAATATCCTTCAATTGGAACACCGCCTGCTTGGATGCAAAGTTCTCTGTTAGTTTTCCCGGGTGCTTCGTACTTGTATTGAATAAGCTCAGGGTGCTTCGGCTGTGGAATTGATTGACCAACTGAAAGTGCAAGCATGAAAACGAAAAAGCACAGTAGAGAAACAAGAACGCCAACAATAAAATACATCGAATAATCTATTTTCATATTATTTCTTCTTAGTAGGAAGGGTAAAGGTGATGGTGCAGGGGACGCACTTGTCAGTAGCGTCGTGGACGATAATGGGAAGCCTCCTATCGTAGGCTTTAACAAGTCCACTCGTGCGGTCGATCACTGCCCATCCTTTAATTGTTTTCTTCATAAGTTATCTATTGGAATGAATTGTTAATTTAACATGATTTTGACAACTTGTTTGTCGCATTTTCTATGCCACCTAGTTTCACCTTCTTTTTCAGCCTTTCGCTTAGTTGCGTACAGCTCGCTCAATGAGAAGTGGCCGTTGCAACTCAATGCGTATATGTATTTGATTTTCTTCTTCATAGTCCGTCTATTGTTATCCCAATCTCCTTTGCTCGTCGGAGCATTTCAGAGCGACAGTCTGTAAATCCTGATAAATAAGGGTCTTTCTCTCCGAGGTCAAAGTTTCCCCTGTCCTCTTTAAGGGCTTGTAATTTAGCTCCACGGTGAGCTTTTCTACTCCACGATACCTTCAGCTTTTTGCGCCAGATTTTATTTCGTTTTGCTCCCATATCAATTTGCTTTTAATTCTTGAATAAGTGCTTCCTTAGTAATTTTCTTGTAAGTCTTTGTGTATTCCGCTCCTTCTATGTGCGCAATCTGTTTTCGCTTTATATCCATAGCTTCCTTCGCCCCGAGCAGTTTCCAATAATAGCCTCCTGACATACCTCCGAAACGGATCGCTAAAGATATAGCCGATATGCTACGCCCGACTGACTTCCCCGCTTCAATCATGTTATCGAATACCTGTATAATTTCTCCGTTTTGAACCTTAGCTACTGGTTTTCCAGAACTTATGCGTGCGAGTTTTCTTTGAAATTCTGGTATAAACCTACCTTTCAACTGTTTCCCTATTTTTTCTCTTGTTTTCTTCGAGACTGAGTGCCCCATGTTGATAACCCTCATTTTTCTCCTCTTTTCGTCGGTACAGTCATAAATGCTGTGGCAACTCCTGCATAACTGAATGAAATTCTCTCTTTTGAAGTCGTAAGACTTTTCTCGTAGCATTGCCCAATCAAATATCTTACTAATGCCCTTGCAGGATTTTCCTTCACAGCGCTTAGCTTTCCCGTACTTAAATCTCATCCATACGTGTATTGCGCCGTACCCAATAGGTCTTTCGTACATATACAGTATATCTTACATGGAATGATGAGACACGGCAAGTCGCCTCAACACTCGATTAGAGCTTATGCTTCTTGCTCTTTAATGAGATTAAGTAGGGGGTTGGTCATACTGTTGTTCGATCTCTCAACTTGTTAATAATGCGATCAGCATCCGCTACAGCGATAGAGTCGGTTTTTCCAGATCGTAGGATATTCACCACACATGCTTTCCATAACTCTAGCTCTGCTACATTTTGTAGTCTCATATTCCCTATATCTGTTTATTTAGTAAGGCTAGGATATTCCCAAGTTTCATCTCGAAGATATGCGCCTGACCAGAATCTTGTATCTGATTGCTCATTCCAGCCAAGCCAGCAATCTCGAATTTCACCTTCTCCGCAAGCTTTTTGTCATGTGCTTCGATGGCGTGGGTGATTTCTTCTTCAAGAGCGATGCACAGGCTTTCCATACTCAAATTACCATTGTGTTGCGTAACTTCTTCGTGGAACCTTCGTCGGAACCGTTCTTTAGCCTCCTCTATGATCTTACTCATACCTTTTTGTGAAGTAATTTTTTGTTATTAAATAAAAGCCGACGGATGTAGTCACAGTAAAAAATATGGCGACAACCACGAACAATATGCTTTCGTACGTTGTTGTTGGTTTATCTATAAGACTAGTTACTATCACGCACCCATCAACTCCTGCCTTAATGACTAAGAACCAGAATGCTGTAACCGTGAACCATTGTCTAAGTTGCATACTTATTTCTTGCTATATAAGTAATATTTCTTGTATAGCCTCTCCTCCATTCTCCTGTTTTGGTTCCATACTATTTACCAGTTAAGCCAGTAAAAAACGCCTCCATCTCGTTGCAAATATCATCAATACTAGGTGAAACTACCACCCTTCCTGCCTTTCTGTCGTTATGCTCGTATTCTGCCTTCTGCCGCAGTGTTGAAATCCATCTATTTTTTAGTTGTTCCATACTCCTATTTCATTTGTGTTAGTAAATCCATACCTAGTCTAATGAATAGTCATTTCCTTTTCAAAGAAGCACCCAATCGTGAATGCTACAGGGATGATAAGATACGCCGCGGCAAAGAAGAACCACAGCCATTGAAACTGGCTCGAAAAAAGCGTCTCATGGCCTAACCCGTTCAGTATCAGAGTAAATTCAAGATTCCACAGCGCACATGCAACGATAAATTTCATAACCTAGTCTAATTGTTTAAGTTTCTCTGCTTTGTAAAGTTCTGCACTCTCTTTTGTGGGGAAAACATTGTCTATAGCGAGGTTCCATTTGTCTATGTTGTCGTTGTACCAAGCTCCAGTATGCACATCTCCAGAAATAACATACCAATACTTGTCGCCATTCTTCAACTCTCTAGCGTTCCACACTTTCTCTACAGGGATGAGGCTCTCTAAAAACTTCCATGCACACTCGCCAGGGTTTTCAGCCTCGAATTTGTTGAACGCCTTTACCGCCCTCCCCACCGCTGCTAATATCTGTTCATCTGTTGGATTGTTCATAGATGGAATGTTTCGTCTTTTTGTAATGAAGTACAGCCGCAATTTGCACAAGGCTCGTTATGAACTTTATTTCCCATTCTGATGGTTTCAACGTAGCTGTATCCGCAATTAACGCAGGTAACTTTCACAGTGTAACTACCTGTATTTGTTTTTAGGTCTTCTTTGTTCATATCGTTAATAAAGCACAGCCAAGGGCGAAAACCCATACACACAAAGTTACTCCAACAGGTTCTTTCTCGTAAACATCTGGGTAATTCATTTTTATAAATAGAAACCATGCCATGGTCGCCACCAAAAAGGTCCCTATAAATGTTGTAATCATACAAGTAATGTGGTTAAAACACCGATAATTGATCCGAACACTGTTCCACCAAGGAACGTCCATCGCTGGAAGTCGTGCTCTTCTTTCACTTCCTGTTCAAGTTTTCCTATGGTTACTTGTCGGGATTGTGAGATGATTTCTTGCTGTTGGAGCTTTTCTGTTAAATCTTCTACCAGATATTCTGCAATCAGTTGGTCAGTCCAGCTGTAAGTTATTGGAAGTTTCTCCTGCGAAACTTTCAACTGAGTTCCCTTCTTCATTCCTGATCCTTTAGGCTTAGCAGTTCCCTTAGCCCAGCGACCCCTCCAATCTCTCTTAATCTTAGAGGTATTTCGCATACATCTTTTCAACTGACTTAATGATAATGGTACTGATCGGTGTATTCTCATGGTAGCTCACCTTCTTTAAGAATTGGTGGGCTTTCTCTGAAACTGCTACGGTTTTACGCATACTAGGCAATCTTAAAGGTGTGATAAAGCTCAATGGTCTTCCCAATGACCAAGATAGCCGATAACAAGGTGAGACTATTCCACATAGGGTGAGTCTTCCGATAGTTATATGCCTTCTGATCAAACGTCCACATTTGTAATTGATTTGAATAATTCATAGTTTTTAGTGTTAATTTTTAAAGTTTCTATAGAGAGAAATACTGGGAGGGGAAGCCGACGACAGCTCGGGGTTAACTATCGACGTGCATTATGCCGTGGTTCAAGTCACTATCCCATTTGCTCGTTCTCCCTGTCGGTAGTAATGAACGAGCATCTCCCCCTCTCAATATTTCTCCATGTCAAAGAACAACTATTAAGAGTATACATGTATATATGTGATAGTGCAAGTGTATAGGTGTGGAAAACTAAGAATAGGGCTGATATACTAGGGAAATGGAGCAACCGAAGGAACAACGAGAGTGTCCTAAATGCCTACTCCAATATTCTTTCATGAGGTGCAGAATTTCAGACCCTAGTAAGGGAAGTTTATGTCTACGTTGTGCGATATTGGCGGGATGGTGAGTTTCGCAGGATAAACTTTTCCACATATTAGACCAGTTATCCCCAGTTCCCCCCTTTATGAATTAGGGATGAAGGGGTATAGTTTGAATATTATTAGTTTAGTTATTTAGTCATGGAAAATATTTCGCAGGATGCGATTTTAAAGTGGATTTTTGAGCATAGGGATGACACCAGTGCTATGGATGAAATCCAGTCTCTTTCGTTTAATTACTCAACGAGAGGGCAGCAGTACAAGCGCAAGGCTTACTAACCATGTATGAAACCCTCAAATAGAGGGTGGATAAAACTATGGAGAAGACTGGATGAATGGAAGTTCTTTAGGAACTCAAAATACGTTCATCTATGGATTTATCTACTCATAAAAAGCAATCATTCAAAGCAAGAATTTATGTGGAATGACCGACTTGTACTGGTAAAAGAAGGACAAATGATAACGGGAAGAAAGGAGCTTTCTGAGGCAACTGGAATATCTGAGGCAAGCATCGAGAGAATACTGACAACCCTCGAAAACGGACAACAGATTGAACAACAGAAAACGACAAAATATCGCTTAATTACTATAGTAAACTGGAAGGACTACCAAGACTCGGACAGCAAAGTGGACAACAGACGGACAACAAACGGACAACAGACGGACACAAACAAGAATGTTAATAATGAAAAGAATGTGAATACTGGCGAAGCAGGAGCTTCGCGTGTTACTTATACCATCGAAGAAGACAAACAAAAGAAACCAAGTACTGCTAAGTACCCCCATAAGAAGGAAGTGTTTAGCTGGTTCCCCGCGTATGAGAAGTTCTGGGATAGGCACGCCACTTACTGCGAGTACTCAAACGATTGCTGGGAACTGGGCGAGAAGACCTGCCGCGCTATGCTGAAGTTTTACGAGGAAAACAAACACGATCCGCATTGCCCCGTAATAATCACTCCCTACGACATTGTTACTAAGCGGAACAATTTAATAGCCTTTAGAGATAAGAGATAGAAAATATGAGTTTAGATTTTGACTTAATGCAGGTTCAGCCTACTTCGGTGTTTAGCACAAATATTACCCATAATCTTGGCAAGATGGCGAGTGAGGCTGGTATATACTACGCACTTTGGCGACCAGAGGAAATAAATGTGGTTTTTGCTAAGGAGATAATACCAATGCTCGAAAGAGGTTTGTGCAAACTAAAAGCATACCCCGATAAATTCAAGAAATTCGATGCTGAGAATGGATGGGGAACCTACGAACATTTCATACCTTTTGTAGAGGAAATAGTAAAAGCTTGTAGAGAATTTCCTGACGCAGAAATAAGAACTTCAAAATAATATGCAAGACCTACAAAACGCAGTAGAACTAATGGAGAAAGAGATTCAAGGGATTTCTCACAACATGGTGGAAATCATACCGATAGGCCACGCCGCTGAAAAGGAAAAGAAACAAGAGCTAACGAGGTACTCATCAGGCTACCGCCTCATTGATACCAGTCTCAAGGGAGGATTCACCGAAGGTGACCTCACCATCCTCTCAGGAGTCTCAGGAGAAGGGAAAACAACCATCTCACGATGTATTACCATGAACTTCGCTAAGCAGAACATAAAGTCACTATGGTTCAGCTACGAAATGAATACCACAGAACTCTGGGAATCATTCGAGGCAATGGGAGCAAAGCGAGACTTAATCTCATTCGTCCCAATAGAACTAGAACAAGACCTAGCGTGGATACTCGCCCATGTGAAGTACGCAAAGGAACGACATGGGATAAAAGCAGTATTCATTGACACTCTGGGAGATATCCAAAAGTACACCAAAGACCGATCAGAGCTACAAAACGGTGCACTCATGCTCTCAAATATCTGCAAAGCCCTCAGAATGTTTGCCATCAAAGAGAAAGTCATGTTCTTCGTAGTAGCCCACGCAGTAAAAACAGGTATGAGAAAAGATGTAGACAAAGAAACCTTCAATGATGATGTAGCCTACTCCGCAGGGATTGTGCAAGCCGCTACAAATGTCTTTCATGTGTGGCGCAGACAGGGCAAGGAAACCATCCTGAAGATAGGTAAATCAAGAAGGGATGGTTCCAGCCACGGCAGAAAGATAGAGTTTCAGTTTGAGAATGGCTACCTGAGTGAAGTAGGATTAGCAATGGATAATAAAAAAGAAGATTTCTAGTATGTTCCAAGACCGATACAAGAAAGCCATGCTCAGAATAGCCCTCCAACTAGGGAAACAAAACAATCCTCTTTCCTTAGAGTTCTGGGACTTATCAAGAAAGGAAATAAGAGAGAAAGAAAGAGACTCGCTCACGATCGGCATGATTCAAGGAGCTGAACTCTACGCCCGATTCCCCAAGGATGAAAACGCCATGGAATCCTGCAAGAACGTTATTACTTACTTAAAAGCAAGGTGTGTATAACCACATTGCATTAAAAATTAATCGTAGTCTAATTGTCAAAGATATGAACGAAATAACTGTTCCAGTAGGTTTAAACGAACTCGATGCGTGTATCTTCCTAGTTAAGCTTTCAGATAAGGCTTCCTCGATGAGCAGAGAGTTACTGTATAGGCTTCAAGAAACCAGACACTGGGAATCCCGCTTCAGTTCATGGAATGAGTTTGTGGAATCCAGTGATGGCCTTGGTAAATCAGCAGGATGGGCTTCAAAGCAACTTGCCGTCCACAAACACTACATCATCGAAGGGAAAGTTTCGCACGCTAAACTCGAAAACATCGACAATGAACGCCTTTACTTGGCTATCAAGCTCCCAATGTCACCCGAAGAACAGGTAATACGAGCTGAAACATGGGGACGCAGTGAGATCAAGGCTGAACTGGCTTCAAATGGAGGAGCTGACTGTAGCCACGATTGTGAACACGTAACTATTTGCACTCGATGCCACGCTAGAGTGGAATAACATGAAACCATCCTCCTACATAGAGTTCGTCAGAAAGATAAAAGGGAAGAACTGGAACCCAGTTCAGATGCACCGTGAATTTAGGAAACAGGTGAACAAATCAGACTATGCAGAAAGCGACGTTGATGAGATTCTCGTGAACCTAATGAATCTCACAAAGCTCGCCCAGAAACCGCTCAACAAAGCCAAGTGAAATTATGGAAATCGTCGTCCTTCCAAGGAAAAAGCTATACCCTAGGAAACGGGTCAAGAAGCCAAAGAAGGCACGTACAACGCAAAAATCAATATTACGACTCTGGGGACTTCCTGAGAAAGTACAAGCCTCGAACCTCAGATGGAAACACCCCATCGAGAAGGGAATATATTGGTGGTTCTTCTCAAGGTTTATCCGAGAAAGAGATGTAAAGAAATACGGCACCTGTATATCCTGTAACCGACCCATTACCGTCGATACTTCCGACTGTGGTCATTTCATTCCAGCGGCTAGTTGTGGTCGAGACTTGCTGTTCGATGAGATTAATAACAATGCAGAGTGTTCCCACTGTAACGCATGGGACGAACTGCACCTCATAGGCTACGCCAAAGGATTAGACAAGCGATACGGCCAAGGCACCGCTGAACGACTCCTCCAAAGATACTACGACTATAAATATGGCCCAACCGTCAAAGACTGGAAAAAGGCAGACTATGAGGAAAAAATAAGACTTATATGCGGAACAAAGTAAAGATAATCTACGTTTCATTGTTCGATGCAGAAGTTGTTATTTTATACGGAAGTCATACTGAAGCTTTATTGTGGGTTAAGAAAAACTGTCCACTTCAAACTGAATTGATACAGGCGATAGAGGCTCACCCAATAAAAAGAACTGTAAAAGCCACAACCTACCCCCAGATTGGAGGCGGTTCGCTTATCGTCTTGCCACAAAAATCCACGCTCAGCACCACGATACACGAATTAACACATGCAGCGTTCCACTTACTAAAAAGTAGGGATACGCCTTTGACCGAGGAAACTGAAGAAACCTATTCCTACCTCATTGAGTTTCTTGTAAAGCACGCCATCTAATATGCCAGGAGATGAAAGAGTAAACTTCGACCCTAAGTGTCTCGCCCCAAGGGAATATATAATCTATCCAGAGGAGATATCAGGCAATCCCGTGGAGAAAGTATTTCTCGGCACTGACCGATTCTTTGATGAAACCCAAGTAAAGATACAGCTTTTTCAATAATATGCAGCCCTACATAGCCACCCCAGAGTCAGAAGCAGGAGACACCAACATGATTTTTGATCATATGACATGGGAAGGCGGAGCCAAGGTCTACTTCAAAGGATATCCCTACCCAGCCAAAGGCTACCTCACACAAGACAAGGTATGGGCCGTCAATACAGCCAAAGAGTGCCTCAAATATCCTTACTTATGGCCAATCGTAGGAAAAATAGCCTACAAAGCCATGCAACCCTACCTATTAAAACGAGAATACCGCAACGACTTCGCCAATGAGATCGAAACACTCATCGGCGGCAAACTAGGAGAATTGATCGCCAACATCCTCGAATACGATAATGCCTATAGGCTCAGATTTCAAGACCTTTTCAGTGAAGCCACCAAAGAAAGTTTAGCAGCTCAACCAATAAGAGAAATCCTAAGACTCCTAGCCATAAACAAGCGCCGTGACTTGCCCGATGTCCATGCTAAACTAAAGTATGCAGCATATTTCCTCATTCTTGTATTGCTATGGCCTCCATTCCGCTCTCAGTTCAAGAAAGCAATCAATCAATCCAACTTCACCAACCTCCAGCTCGATGAAAGCGACGATTATTGGCTCAAAATAAGAACAGATTATAAAGCAAATCTATGAAACCTTCTGAAGAACGATTTATTCAATACAGCAAGATAATTATGGGAGCAATCGGACTCTTAATTCTTTTAAATCTATGGCTGAGGTAGGACGACCATCAATCTATACAAAAGAACTAGCAGATAAAATCTGTGCTGAACTAGCATCAGGTAAATCCCTGAGAACAATCTGTTATGCAGAAGGTATGCCAAATGCTGAAACAGTTCACAGATGGGTGTTGGAGGACAGAGAAGGTTTTTCCAAGCAATACGCGAGAGCTAGGGAGATACAAGCAGAGGTAATGTTTGATGAAATCCTTGAAATAAGCGACGAAAGTGATCGAGTGGTTGATGAAGGTAATGAAAAGAAGTCGTCAGCTTACGCACAGAACCAGCGCTTAAAGGTTGACTCACGCAAATGGTATCTTTCCAAGGTTCTTCCTAAGAAGTTTGGTGAGAAGACAGATATAACTAGCGACGGTAAAGCCATAGAAGCAAACACTATTATCCTCAAGAACTTCAATGGAACTGAAACAAATAGTTAACGAGAAGTACGGTGAGCTGTTCAGAACACGGCTTCACTACGCTATTCTTATGGGAGGACGTGGTGCTGGACGCTCAACCGTAGCCTCACAGTTTGCCAATGCTAAACTTGTTGCTAGAGAATACTTCCGCTGTGCGATCATGCGTTTAGTCTTAGGTGACATCAGAAACTCCATCTATCGAGAGATCACAGACCGCGCGGAAGAGAACGGTATAAAAGAGCTTTTGGACATTAACGATAGCCAGATGGTCATTAGATACGGCGCTAATACTATCAACGCTGTAGGCTTTAAGAAGTCTTCAGGAGAACAGAAAGCGAAACTCAAGTCTCTAGCGAACTATAACTGCGTCATCATCGAAGAAGCTGACGAAATACCAGAGGCAGACTTCATGCAGCTCGATGACTCACTGAGAACCCTCAAAGGGGACATTCTTGTTATCCTGCTACTCAACCCACCAAACAAAGACCATTGGATAGTAAAGAGATGGTTCGACCTGCTTCCTAGTGGAACAAAAGATTTCTATATCCCACAGCTAAAGTCAGAGATTACTGATACCTTGTTCATTAGAACAAACTTTAGGGATAACCTCGCCAACATAGCCCCAGAAGCAGCTAACCGATACGAGAGCTACAAAACCATCAAGCCCGACCACTTCTACAACATGGTGGAAGGATTAGTACCAGAAACCGTAAAGGGAAAGATTTACTCAGGCTGGCAGCAGATAGACGAAGTGCCTTTCGAGGCACGACTTGAAAGATATGGCTTAGACTTTGGCTATTCTAATGACCCCACAGCAATCGTCGCTATTTACTACTACAATGGGGGTTACATTCTCGACGAGGTAGTGTTCAAGACTGAGCTATCAAATCAAGAGATAGCCACTATCATCAACGTTCAGAACAACAAAGCTATAGTGATTGCTGACTCAGCGGAGCCTAAGTCAATCGACGAGATACGCAGATTAGGAGTAACCATCTTGCCAGCCACCAAAGGCCCTGGCTCTATCAATCAGGGGGTTCAATACGTTCAAGCTCAGAAAATATCAGTGACAAGGCGTTCAGCCAATATATGGGAAGAGTATTGTAATTATGCGTGGTTAGTAGACAAGGAAGACAAGACGCTCAATGAGCCGAAGGACATCTACAATCATAGTATGGATGCTATAAGATACGCTATCGCTTCCATCAAAAATCCTAACCAAGTTTCAGCCCATGTACATATCCCCTCAAACACTCAACCAAGAAACAACCTATTCCCCGTACAAAGGATGCAAGGACTTCCACAGGAGTTAAACGACAATCAGCCACGTTACGCACATGTCCACACTCCTCGACTTTGACAAATAGTGTATTATGTAGTTATGAGAGATATCACTAACAACTAACCAATTCGGGCGCTTCTATTTCAATAGTAAACCACACCGAAGTAACCGCAGCAGATGGCGCAAAGCGCGTTGAAGCTGTCTTGATGCGCGCCGCAGTAAACAAGCGCGGAGAAATCACCGACGAGTCATCAGATTACATGGAAACTCCTGAACAACAGGCAGTTTCAGCGATGATCCTCAAGCATTTCATCTTAGGTACAGTGAATATGTACACGCCGAGAGTAGAGTTTAATGACCTCTCTCTCATCACCCGCGATCAGTACGACCAGATGAGTTTCAATAGCTACCAGCCAAACAACGGGGATGCTTGGGAAGGTGCACCAACACAGGCATGGCGATCACGCGCACTCAGGCCAGTCGTCAGAAACAAGTGCATGAGTATCGCAGCTCACGCCACTGCACGACTCATCTTTCCTAAGATATTCGCCCATGATGAGGCAAGCGAAGAGCAGAAAGACGCAGCAGAAGTGATGGAATCCCTCATGGAATGGTCAGGGGATGTCTCAAACTATCCCTACAATGCCCTCATGCGTGTGATCATGGCACTCTCAAGCCCTGCATCAATCGGCTATACGGAGTATGGGGAAGTCACAAGACTGGTTAAGACCGAGAAAAACGCCGACGGGACATGGAAAGAGGAACGAGTACGAGACGAAGCCTACCCATGCTTCATGGATACGATTGTCCCTGTGAATCAGTTCTATATAGAGAACATGTTTGAGCCAGATGTTCAGAAACAAGGCTGGGTCATCTGGCGTAAGGTTTATTCATATAGCGAAGCTCAAGTAAAATACAACGGAGTCTATGAAAACTTCAAGTACGTCCGTCCAGGGGTTCAGACTATCTACGACGACGCAAACCGCCAGTTCTATTATGTGTATGACCCAAACATGCGACAGGAGGATGTCGAAGAAATCGTCTACTGGAACAAAAACCTCGACCTCAAGATAATCATGGTCAATCGGGTGATGCTCACCGAGCATAACAACCCGAACCCGCGAAAGGACAAGCTGTTTCCTTTCGACAAGTTCTTCTATGAGCCAATCAATAACCGATTCTTCTATGGAAAGTCCCTCGCCTTCAAGCTCCAGCATGATGCCGATATCGTCAATACCCTCTACCAGATGGTCATTGATGGAACCTATCTGTCCATCTTCAAGCCAATGGTCAATGTCGGCGGGGAGATTATCGCCTCTGACGTTATTGTTCCAGGGGCAGTCACAACCCTCTCAGACCCTAATGCCGACCTCCGCGCTATCAACGTTGGCTCTGATCTTAAAGCAGGACTTGAAACCCTCGCAGTGGTAGAGAAGTCTATTGATGAATCCTCACAGGAGCCATTACAGCAAGGCCAAGAAGCCCCAGGAGGCACCACTGCCTATGAAATCAGCCGTATTGAGGCAAATGCGAATACTATTCTCGGACTGTTCTTGCAGATGATATCAAAGCACGTGAAAGACTTCGGAAAACTCCGACTCGGAGACATCTTGCAGTACCTTACCGCCCCAGAAGTAGCCATGATTGAAGGCCATGAGAACATGGGAATGACCTACAAGACCCTCTTTGTGCAAGGAAAAGGCACCGACAAGAACAAGAAGATTCAGTTCGATGCAGGGCTTGAAGATGAGATGGAGAAAGACGACTTCCTGAACCTCTCCTATGACATCTACCAAGATGAAGAGGACAAGAGTATGACTCTGTACCGTGTCAATCCTGCCCTCTACCGTGAATTGCAGTACAAAGTGACCATCTCTCCTGATGTGCTCAACCCTAAGAGCGAGCAACTTATCAAAGCCATGGACTTGGAGACGTACGATCGCCTCGTTTCCGCTCCACCAGGTATGTACAACCCAGAGGAAGTAGGAAAGTTCCTCCTCTCGACTAACGCAAAGACCAGGGCAAACGTAGAGAAATTCATTCCTAAGCAGCCAACACCTGGCATGATGCCACCAATGGAACAGGGACAAATGCCAGCGTCAGGTAATGGGCCTATGGCTAACCAGAAGAAGTTATCCCCAGGCGCTCCAGCTCTTGCGGGTCAGCTTCAGTAGCGTATAGTTATAAAAAACGGGCATATGCAATTCACCTATAGTTCATGGCTGAAGCTTGACCTCCCAACGAGGATTAAGATCGCCGCTTTACTCAAAGTTCCGAAGACAGGTTCTACTCATGTAGCAGATAATCGCGTGGTCAGTGATGGCTATGATATTTATGCAATTGAATCAGCGCTTACCAGTGACGGCCGAACCATCGAAGAGCTAGTGGATGCAGTGAACGGTGTAGTGAAAGAAACTCCAGAGCCAAGTGTAGTAGAAGTAAAGGCTGAGGAAATCCCAGCAACTACCATCGAACAAGCGGTTGATGCACCTAAGAAGCGCGGCCGCCCAGCAAAGACCGTATGAAGAAAAGCCCTCTAAAGGCAGCGCCGCGTTCAAAGGAAGAAATCGCCCGTGAGATGAAACTAAAGGCTGATCGTCAGCTTATCAAAGAGGAGTTCTTCCCAGCGCTTAAGGAAGCAACCATCTCCATTGACGAAGCTTCGCAGCTCCTCAGTGCGACCGTCGCCGTCATCATGGAAGAGGCGATGGCCGTTCTCAAAGAGAAAACCATTAAGCAAATCAAGGGTAAACTCGTAAAGAAGCTCTGTCCTGACGATGAACGACTCTTGCAGATTGAGAAACTTATTTCCATCTTTGATGGCAAGACCCTCTTTGATGCACGCGGTCACTTCGAGGCTATGAAAGCGGTGATCAGCCAGATGATGAATGATGAGATGCGGAACCGTAAGCTTGATTCCCTTAAGGAAGATTGGGGCCGCTATTTGAACTAATATGGAAATGAAAGAAATCCCTGAAGCAGACTTCTTCAACTTTGTGAAAGCCCACACGTTAGGGAAAGATATCTTCCTTGTCGGGCATGAAGGGAAACTACGATACCAAGTCATTGGAGAAGATGGCTCGAAGTACCTTATCAAGCCAAAGTCAGCACCCGTGAATTTCGTAGCGAAACTCCAGCGATCATGGTGGCGCTTGCAGGGGAAGATAGAACGACTTTTCCGATGAACACCTCAATCCTCAGCAAGTGCCTTGAAGAACTCACCAAGGAAAACCCTCGCCTCGACTATGTACGAGGCATGCTAGAGACATTTATAGATATAATGAACGGACCAGCTTGGGAGCCACGAACCACGGCTTCAGCAGCACCAAAGTTCGTAGCCGCACCAATGCCATCTCAGCACTCAACTGACGAAGCAGAACTCCTCGATGCAAAGGCACGAGCAAGCCTCGCCTCGATCAAAGCCTTAGCAGCTCAATCACAGCAATGAAATACAAAACTGACAAAGAAGCTTTTGATGAAATCCATCGTTTAATGGAGGAATGGGGATGGTCTAAGGTTCAGAAATTAGAAGCTTTATTAACGCTTTCACGGTGTGCTTCTAAAGAATAATATGATAACCTTCCTCAAAAGACTCCCCATAGTCAAAGAGTTCTACCGACAGGCCAGTATAGAGGCTTTTAGACTTGCTCAGAGAGACATCCTCGAAACCATGGCCGACGATTTAGAGGAAAGAGCTAAGGTTTTAGCAGATAAAAAGCTCTCAGTGATGATGTCACCTGTAGACTGGAAACAGGTGCTGACCTTCAACGAACGGCAAGGATTGTTCTACCTCGGAGGCCAGCGTCTTGACCAGCCCCAGCTCCTCGCGTTAAAGGCAGAAGCTGAGATGCTCCTTGCCTCTGAGCTATGGAGAGTATTGTTTGAAACACCGAATGCTCTCGCACAGCAGGCCATGTTCAAGACAGGAGAAGATACCGACGCCTTCAAGAAGGGGCGTGCCATGATCTACCACCTCGACAGCCAGCTGCGGATACTTACTAGCCTTAAAAGTTATTCACAGAAAAAGTCATAATGTACACATTGACAGTTTACTGTATAGTTAAGGTAGTTCTTTCACAATCAAGTACGGGCAAATCGTTAGGAGGATTTTTCTAACGTCTTGCTATTTTACGCCCGTACTGTATCAAGACGCTAGACAAATCCCCTTAACAGGGGATTTTTTAATATAGTAAAGGTTGGTCACACCTCCCAAAAAGACTTGAAACAACTATATGGAAGAAACAGTTAAAAAAGTGGAGTCGGCTGGAACTCCAGTGGATGTTATCACCCCAGATGATAACGAAGCACGCTTTGCTCAGTTAGAAGCTGAGAAAGCCAAAGCAATCGAGGAAGCTGCCAACTGGAAGGTTGCAGCACTCAAAGCTAAGGCCAAGGCGAAAGAAGAGGGAACTGATCTTGACGATGACGAAGAGAGGATGGAGGCAATCGCTAAGCGGACACTTGCGAACTCGCGTCTCGCAGAAATTGCGAAGGAGCAAGAAGCCATCATCCAACGGACTCTCAAAGAGAACAAAGAACTCAAACTAGCGTTTCAGAATAAAGGAGGTTCACCGCCCGCAGGGATGGGTTCACATAGTGAATCAACCCCTGTCCGAGATACTCTTGTGACCCCTGAGCAGATGACTGCCTTCAAAAGCAGAGGCTGGTCAGACAAGGACATCGAACGATACAAGAAGAACTTACAGCGGTACCGATAAGAAATGAAAGGCTAGGTTACAAAATTAAACTTAACCTAGATATGGCTTCAGGCGATATTCTCGTACACCGAACACCTTACGCTCAAGGCGGAGCAGGTTCGATCCCGTACAACGTAAATGCAGGTACTCTCATCTATGCTGGTGAACCAGTGCAGATGTTCCTCGCAGGTACGAATGTTTTCCCAGCTCTTACGAGCACCCCAGTCGCAGGCTCTTCCTACTATGTAGGTATTGCAACGACTAACTCAACTAACACCACCGCGGCAACGGGAACGGTCAATGTTGCACCACTCGACACAAAGGTGGTTTACCTCGCTAACCCAGACGTAGCAGCTACGTGGGACACGCAGACAGAATACAATGCTCTTGTAGGCTCTCGCGTGCTCATCAAGAACTCCGTCTCTGTTACGGCAACCCCAACTTCAGGTACTTACACAATCCTTGCTTCTGATTCAGCAAACAATGGCTGTGTGGTCGTTCCCCTGAACATCTTTAAGACTCCAGGAAAGGTTGCTTTCCGCCTCCGTGCGGCTTGCGACATCATGGCTTAATTATTAGCGTAAATAACATAGCAATATGCCTACATTTACCGAAGCCCAGAACTTTAGTATTGTACAGACTGAGTTGGACAAGGTGTTCTTCCAGCAGTTTGATTACACTACTACGTTCCCAGGCGTAGCTCGCGCTACAAACGCTGAAATCTTTAAGCCACAGGAGACTACTCACGCGGCATGGATTCAGTCAATTAACAAAGGTTCAGGACTCTTCCCAGCAGTCGGAGAAACCGCACAGGTTCCAACGTCTACTCCAAAGGTCACGAACAAGCAGACCACTCTCGTCACTACCTTCGCACAGGCAATCGACATCTCGAAGCAGCTCTTCGATGACAACATGCATGGTGTATGGGCTGCTGACGTAGCAGACTTCGCAGAACAGGCTAAGAACACGCAGGACTACACTGCCTTCGGCCTCTTCCGTGATGGTTTCACTACAGCACTTACTGCTGATGGTGTCTCGATCTTCAACTCAGCGCACCCACTCATCGGTGGTGGCACGCAGTCGAACACAGGTACTTCAGCTCTTGCTCCTGCTACCCTCAACACGGCTCTCGTGAACTTGATGGAGCAGAAGAACCAAGCTGGGGTCATCACTGGTTCGACCGCAGCAGTCTTGCTCGTTCCCCCAGCCCTCTGGAAGCACGCTCGTGAGATCACTGATAGTGCTCTCATCGCAGACGTAGCGAACAACAACATCAACGTCTATCGTTCAGCGCTCGGCATCACCGTGTGGACTTCACACTGGCTCGGTGCAGCAGCAGGCGGTTCAGACACTGCATGGTTCTTGCTCGCTAAGCGCCATGGGTTCACTCGCCTCATTCGTCAGGGTCTTGAAACAGCTCTTGTGCCATGGCAGTACAGTACAAATCTCACCTATCGCTACCAGGCGAACTACCGTGAGAACTACTTCTGTGCTGACTACGCAGGTTCGTACGGTTCAACGGGTACAGTATAAGGATTTAACTCCCTCCCTGGCCTAACAGCTGGGGAGGGGTTACAAACCTAACTAAATCAACATGATTGAAAAATACTCAGGAATGGTTGCACTCGCGCTCATCCTCGTGTCGATGGCTTACAGCTTCTACACCAGCTCGATGACAACATTCGGCGCAGCTAACTGCGAAACCTCGACCTGCTTCACTTCTCTTGGGGTGACAGAGGGACTCGTAGTTGATGGCGATGCAACAGTAGGCGGTGGCACTTTGAACGTGACCACGGCGAACACTGCAACTTCAACCATCATCGGCGGCTGTTTCCAGTTCTACGCAACTTCAACGGCTACAGCACAGAAATTCCAAGCGTCTACGACTCCTGGAGCTATGTACTCACAGTACGGAACTTGCCCGAACCTATAGTTTCCTAACTCAGCCCGACTAATAGCGGGTTGGGCTTAGGAAATTACATTTAAAAAATAAGTTATAATAATATATGTCAGACGTAACACAGATAGCACAGCGAGGTTCACCAACTAACTTACAAGCAGAACAGGCGACAGCAATCACCGCAGCAGCCACACTTTACTCTCCACCAGGCACGCTCTATATCGGCGTAGCAGGTGACGTAACTGTTACGACCGCGGCAGGGGACGCAGGTGTTGTCTTCAAGAACCTTCCTTCAGGCTCTATCCTTCCTGTCTTGGTCAAAGCGATGACCGCAGCAACAGCAACGGACGTCGTACTCCTTCGATAATATGGCAGACCTTGATCAATTGCAGGACGTCCGAGTACAGGTACTCATTTCGGAACAGACTGAAATAGGTCAGTTCAATGACGCTATCTATCTCACTCCCGATGAACTTGCAGCACACTCAGAGGAGCAGATTGCAGACATGAAGAAGGCACGAGCGGACGCATGGGTAGCTTCAGTCAAAGCAGCTTCTTCAATGGAACGCCCAGAGCCAACCAAGGCTGACATTCAGGCACAGATTGACGCTACAAAGGCAGAACTGGCTGAATTACAAGCAGCACTTAAGACTGCTAAATAGGTATGGCTGCTCGCTTCCTCATCACTGGTGGTGGCTCGGTAACGTGGGACGCTTCTAATACGGCTATCTGGTCAGCTAGTTCAGGAGGTGCGACGGGGGCGAGTGTGCCCGTCGATGGCGATACAGTAACCATGGATGGCTCGTCAGGAGGCGGCACCGTTACTCTAGGATATGACCCAACAGTTACTTCAATTACGATGGGTGCTTTTACTGGCACATTCAACGCCAGTACTTTCAGTCCGACAATGGATACGTTCAACTGTTCAGGAACAGGCGTGAGAACTCTATCGATGGGGTCAGGTACATGGACGTTACGGGGCAACAATGCAACGATTTGGAACGTGGCGACCACGACTAACTTAACGCTGAACGTGGGTACTTCGATTGTGAATTGTACTTACGCTGGGAGTACTGGGACGCGAACGATAACAACTGGGGGAACGGCGGCGCTGGGACTTAATACCTTCAAGGTGAGCGCGGGGACGGATATAGTTCAAACCTCAGCGAACGCTTTCTTCTGTGTTGATTTTGACCTTACGGGATTCACGGGCACACTTGCGAACGCAACCAACCCGACAATAGCGGGGAACTTCACGCTTGGCACTGGAATGACTGCCACAAGCGGCTCAACTGCGACTGTTTTCACAGCGGCATCTTCAAAAACCTTAAACACGAATGGTGTTCAGTATAATCGCTCGCTGACATTCAACGGCGTAGGGGGCGCATGGACACTACAAGGCGCTCTTGATTGTTCAGGCGCTGATAACACAAGAGTAATGACTCTGACGAATGGAACGTTCAACGCCAACGGCTATAATGTCACGACACCACAATTCAGTTCCTCTAACTCCAATACCCGAACCCTCACTATGGGTAGTGGTACTTGGACGTTGACGGGAAGTGGAGCAACCATCTTTAATGTCGGTACCGTGACGAATCTTACCTTCACCAAAGGTGCTAACCCAGTGAGTTGCACGTACTCAGGTGGTACAGGAACTCGCAGTATAGCTTTCGGCTCTCTCGGCGGATCAGCCACATTAGCTTCGTACCCTGATTTTGCCATCACCGCAGGAACTGACACAGTCGGGATTGGTACATCCCGTGTTGGAGCGGTAGACTTTACGGGCTTTAGCGGCACGTTCTCAAACGGCACCAGAGTATTCTACGGGAACGTCACAATTTCCTCAGGCATGACACTATCAGCTGGCGCATCAGCAACCACACTGGCAGCTGAAGGGAGCGATGTGCAGACAATCACCTCCAGCGGGAAAACCTTTGATTTTCCGATAACAGCTGGTTTGCAGTCAACGAGTACAGGGTCAGTTGTTTTTGGCGATGCCTTTACCATGGGAGCCACAAGAACACTGACTCATACGGCGGGAACAATAAACGCGAACAATAAGAACGTCAGCGTTGGTCTCTTCAGTAGCTCCAACTCCAACACCCGTGCCATCACCATGGGCAGTGGCACATGGACACTCACAGGCACAGGGACAGTCTGGACAACCGCAACAACGACCAACCTCACGCTCACTCCAAGTACTTCCACCATCGTGATCAGCGACACTTCAGCGACAGGTAAAACCTTCACAGGAGGAGGATTGACCTTCGGGAACATCACCTTCTCAGGTGATAACATAACCGTAGCAGGGTCGAATACCTTTGCTAATTTTAATCTAAATACCGCAGGATTGACGAACGGCCTTCTCTTGACCGCAGGGACGACTCAGACCGTCTCGAACTTCTTCACCAACGGGTCATCAGGTAATCTTGCGATACTACTTTCAACTTCAGCAGGAAGTGCCGCGACACTATCCAAAGCTTCAGGAACTGTCTCAGCGAACTACATGAGCCTCAAAGATTCAGCGGCTATTGGTGGCGCCGCATGGTACGCAGGGGCAAATACAACCAACGTCTCAGGTAACAGTGGGTGGATATTCTCGAACGCCCCAGGGGGAGGGATTGTCGGAGGTATGCGAAACGCTATTAGTAACGCAATCATGATATGAGCTATTCGATATTGGATTTGAAGAACGATGTAACCGCCTCGATGCACGGGACGACCGCTAACCAAGTACAGAATTTTGATGGTGCTATCAATCGTGCCGCACGAACCCTTCTCTTAGACATTGACCCGCAGGAAACAAAGCGCCAGATGCAGTTTGTTGGGCCTATATTTAATACGGTCTACGACTACCCTATCGCCGCTGACGTTAAAGGAAACAAGATAATCGACGTGTACCCACAGGTTGACCGTCTCCCACAGGATATTTGGACACAGGCGTATAATCAGGCATTTGACGTTGCAAAGCAGAACATCTTCAGTATGGCGAATATGTTCACCATCAACTTCAATTCTTCGGTCAAGACGATGCGAATCAATGCACCCTACCTCAATCCACCAATCATCGTGAATGAGGTGGACAATACGACCAGTAACGGAACTTGGGCGACAGGGGGAACGGCCTCAAACATATCAAACAATGGCCAGAACTGGGTGCAGGGAGCTGGTTCGATACAGTTTGACGCTACCACAGGCGCAGCGTACATCGAAAACTCCACCATGACGGCGATAGACCTGTCCGATGTGGCGAATCAAGCATCCATGTTTACATGGGTGTACGTTCCAACAGGAGCCAACCTCACCTCAGTGAACATTCGATGGGGTTCCAGCTCATCAGACTACTACTCATTGACTGTTACTCAGACTCAGCAAGCCACAGCATTCGTGAATGGCTGGAATCTCTGCCAGTTTCCATGGGCTTCTGCCTCAACTACAGGCTCACCCGACGCTTCCTCAATCGGATATGGACGAATCACCCTCAATCTTACGGCAAGCGCTACAGGATGCCTCGTAAACGGCATGAATTCTATCCTTGGCACCATCCTCATGTATGAGTACTACTCGAAGTACCTCTTCCGCAACGCTTCCACAGGAGCGTATCAAGAAACAGTGCTCGATGACTCAGACTTGATCAACCTCGATACTGAAAGCTACAATCTTCTCACCTACCAGACACTCTTTCTTGTGAGCCAGCAGATGCAGGGAGCTGATGCACTCAAGTTTGATGCGAGTTTCGCAGCGAATGAGTATGCAAAGGGAGTGCTGCGATACAAGAGCATGTACAAATCGGAACTTCAGAAACCGCAGAGCGTCTACTACAATCAACCGTACACAGGATACAACCGTATCCTGGGTAGAGGATGGTATTGAGGTCGATTTTACTAGCAACTAATCAAACAACACCATGAAAAAAGCAATGAAGAAGGTAGCGAAGAAAGTCGCAAAGAAGGCGGCGAAGAAGGCAATGAAGAAGTTCGCAAAGAAGATGAAGTAATCTATGAAAAAGGACTACAAACCAGGAGAGCTTTACGAGAAGAACAGAATTTCGCAGTTAAAATCTTCCAAGAAAAGCTTGACTGAAAAGCAGAAATTAGCAATTAAAGGACTTATATGAGTGGAACCAACAGGTCAGTAATGTCGAGTGTCATCCTCAAGGGAGGCAGTGAGTCAACCCTCACGAAAGCCCTTGATAATGCTAACGCAGAACAAGTAAAGAATGACGCACCCGTGAGCAAGAAATAACCTATGGCTAAAACCGACGCACATACGAGCGAATACTCGATCATATCGAACTTCAAATACGGATACCGTAATCGTGAGGATGTGACCAATCTCCCTCCAGGAGTATTGATAGTCGGAAGCCAGAACGTACTCACCAATGTGTCAGAACGTGTACAGATCAGGCAGGGCTATTCATGTGATGGCTCTGCCTCGTCAATCGCAGCCCCAGTATTAGCCTCGTTTGACTGGCTCACTAAGCAGAATGGTGAAGTCCATATGCGCGCAGGAGGACTCACCAGCGCAGGTAATGACGGCAAGCTACAGTACCGATACGTCGCGTCGGACGGTACTGTGACATGGCGTGATTTAACAACCAGCCTCACGACGGTAGCGTATAATTTCACCTCTTTTTGGAAAACAACCGAATCACTGCGAGTGGCACTGTTTGTAAACGGCACTTCAAACATCTATGAATGGAACGGAGCAGTAACCACGCTTTCATCAGCTGGTGCAGCGACCCTCACTAAAACAGGGACAGACTCCTGGCTGGATACAGGTTTTTACTCGGCAGCTAACAAGCAGGTGGTTATAAACGGAACTACATATACTTATACAGGCGGAGAGACTACGACAACGCTCACAGGAGTTACCCCAACCCCCGTAGCCGAACCAGCAGGGGCAATCGTGCATCAGGCTGTGGTCACAACGGCTAATAGCACAATGACAGGTATCACCAGTACTTTCACAAATGGACTCATAAAGGTTATGAATAACCAGATATTCCTAGGCTCGCTTACTTCATCAGTAGTGTGGCTCTCCCATGTAAATTCATACACGAACTACTCAAGCTCTGCTACACGGCAAGTGGGTGAAGGTGGCTCTCTTGTCCTCGATCAGAACCTCGTCGCTTTTAATGTACAGGGCGACCAGAGCAGCCCTACGATGTACGCATCCGCAGGAACAGATATATGGTATAAGTTCACCTTCACTGACTATGTAAGCGTGGTAGGGGCATCAGGGCAGACCTTCGGAGCTACCCCTATCAAGACAGGACGCAGACAGGGTGCAGTCTCGCAGGCATTCGTTTCTTCAATGAAGAACAATACCATCACCGTCACCAATGAGCCGACCATCGACATCATCGGAGTCATGGAGAACTACTTCACCCAGATACAAACTCAGAACATCTCTGACCCTATCAAGCTCGACGTGGATTCTTACGACTTCACGGATGGTTCGATAGCATACTGGAGGTACTTTATCCTTATCGCCGTACCAAAAGAAGGTATCGTGCGTATCTTCAACCTCGCTACCAACGCATGGGAAGCACCCCAGACCCTCCCCGTCTCCCGCTTTTACATAGTAAATGGTGAGCTGTACGCCCATTCCTACAACACCTTTGAGAGCTACCAGCTGTTCACGGGCTACGCTGATCGTGTGTACACTACCCTCGACGGCTCCCCGTCAATCTTTACAGGCTTCCCTATCCAAGCGAATTGGGTATTCGCCTATCAAAACTATGGTACACGTTTTTCCCTTAAAAGTGCCACGAAGATGTATGTAGAAGGCTACATCAACAGCAATACAACGCTAACCGCCCAGATAACCTATGAATTAGACGGCTGTCAGACTATCAAAACCTTTGACCTTGACGGTTCTGACAGTCAATTCGTGTGTATAGCAGGTGCTCAAGGCTCTCTCGGCAAGTCCTCATTGGGTAAATTAAAGCTCGGTGGTGACTCAGAAGGCTCTATCAATGGCCTTCCCCCTAAGTTCCGCTGGTTCCCTACCTTCACCAATACCGACTTCTTCGAGTGTTCAATCTCTTTCTCAGTCTTAGGGGTAGATAACCGCGCAGAGATACTTGCCTTTGGCCCAGCGGTCATGGCGAGTACACAGCTACCAACAGACAAGATGGATTAATTTAATATATAATCAATGAACTATGGTAAATAACTACAAATTCGCGCAGCTCCAACCGTTCACTTTATACGGTGCAGGTGCTGTGGCAGGCGCAACCACAGTAACACTCAAATCATTTACTACCATTGCAGGAGTGGCCCTCGCAATGACAGACTTTGGCACTATAGGCTTCGGAACAATTGAGCCAGGCAACGGGAAGCTCGAAGAACAGATATCATTTACAGGCGTAACTCCGAATGCCAATGGCACTGCAACCCTCACAGGGGTAAAGACGGTACTTAACCTCTACCCTTACACCCAGACATCAGGATTGGCACAGACACACGCAGGTTCAACCTCTTTCGTCATTTCAAATACCGCAGGCTTCTATGACCAGATGGTAGCAAAGAATGATGACGCGACCATCACAGGACTCTACACCTTTGATGTCGCGCAGTTCCCTAAGATGTCCGATGCGACCACGATGCCTACCGATCAGGCGCAGCTTGCAACCAAAGCCTACGCCGACCAAGTGATTGCAGGAGGAGCGCCCGACGCGACAACCAGTGTTCAGGGCAAGGTACAGCTCGCAACGCAGGCACAGACCGACGCAAAGACCCCCACAGGTTCAACAGGGGCAGCGCTGGTCACGACTCCAGACCACCAGCGTTCAACACTCCTTTCCGACTATGTAGCAGATACAGGTACTTCAACAGCCTATGCTATCGCACCGAGTCCTGCTATTTCAGCGTATGTTACAGGTCAGGTATTCTTCTTCAAGGCAACTAATGCGAACACGACGACAACCCCTACCCTCGCAGTCAATGGTTTAACTGCTAAAACCTTGGTAAAACCAACAGCAGTAGCCCTCTCAGTGGGTGATATACCACTCAATGGATTCATTCAGGTAATTTATGATGGGACGAACTTCCAGATTCAGAGTGCCTCGAACCTTCCTCTTCCTGCGATTTCATCATCGAACATCAATCAGGTCGTCACGACGACAAACGGTACCAGTTTCTCCTTTGGGCGTAACTATGACTATCAGGCGTTTACCGCCGATGGCACATGGACAAAGCCTACGAACATGTCAGGGAATGAGTTGGTTGTCGTTGAAGCATGGGGAGCAGGAGGTGGCGGGGGAGGCTGCGCTTCATCAGGCGGCGCAGGCGGCGGCGCGGGCGGTGGTGGAGGCGGAGCGTTTGTTACGTGGTCGTTTAAAGCTGCTGACCTTTCTTCTACTGTCGCAGTAACGATTGGCACAGCAGGTACGGCGGGCTCAGCAGGGAACAACAACGGTGGCGCGGGAGGTAATACAACGTTTGGTTCTTATCTCACGGCTTACGGCGGTGGCGGTGGTTCAGGAGCGAACAATGCAGGGGCCGCATTTGGCGGCGCAGGTGGAGGCGGCGGCAACGGGGCAGCGGGTTCCGTTGGCACTCAACCAACAGGCGGGGCAGGTGGCGGTTTCGGCGGCGGCGCAGCGAATACAAATTCAACGAGCTCAGACGGTGGGGCAGGAGGCGGTACACAGGCGACGGCTGGTGGTTCTTCATACAACGGCGGTGGCGGTGGCGGCGGCGGCTCAGGTTCTGGCAACCAAGGTGGTGTAGGTGGTAACTCAATCAGAGGCGGCGCAGGTGGAGGTGGTGGGAGCAGTGTTACTGGCGCAAAAGCTGGCGGAACTTCAATAAGCGGTGGTGCAGGCGGAAGCGGTGGAATTGGAGCGACAGTCGCGACTGCGGGAACTGCCCCAGGTGGTGGCGGTGGTGGCGCAGGAGACAATTCGACTGGCGTTAACCGAGCAGGGGCAGCAGGCGCTCGTGGCGAATGCCGAGTCTGGACAATATACTAATATGAAATATCCCGTTATCTCATCAAGAGCAGCAAGAAACGATTATAACAAGATCGTTCAATCCCATGCTGATTTAGTACAAGGCATGGCGCAGCAAGCTCAAAGAGTTTCGCAGCTCAACCGACAGAAGCAGAATGAGCTTGCTCAACGACAATCAATGGAAGGTGAAATGAAGAAAGCACAGCTGGTAGCAGACACAACCACTCAAAAGAACGCACAGGATTTTCAACTGAAACAAGCTGAGCTGGACATCAGGCGCAGCGCCTTAACCCTATGACCTCAATCCTTGAAACACAAGTAACGGAACTGCTCACCTCAGAACTGGGGCGTGCTCCTACTGCTGCTGAAATAGCGAGTGGGATGGTGGCACCACAGACCCTTTCGCAAATCCATAATACCCTCAACGCGACACAATCCATCCTCTCAGTGTCTCCAGGGGATGACCTCCAAGCTGCTGTAGACAAGCTGGTATCTAACGGTGGTGGTGTTCTCTTCCTCAATCCAGGCACCTTTACCCTCTCGCATGACCTCGTGCTCGATGACAACATTCGTATTCAGGGAGTCGGATCGGGCGGTTCCATCATTGATTTTGATAATGGCCCCTATCAATTGAAGGTTATTGGTACGGCATTAGATACGGTGCAATCAGTGTTCCTCCAAGGTTTTACGGTACAAAACTCAACTACTGACCTCATAAATGTAGATTATTCTGACAACTTTGGTGGCTACGATGTAACTGCCATAAACGGCCTTTCAGGTATCACCATCAATCATTCGACCAACTTCAACTGGGACGTTTTCACCATTGACTCGTGTGGAACGGGGATGATCATAACCAATGTCGATGCCCTCACTGTACAAAATGCCTATATCGAGAACTCTACAAGTAGTGGTGGCATCGTCTGGGATAGTTGCTCGAATGCAGCTTTCTTAAACTCATCAGTCGCATTCGTAACAGGGCCAGGCTTCTCATTCACAAACGTCACCAACATGTCAGTAGGAGTCTTTTCGGTTGAGGAATCAACGGGTGATGGGGTCGTGTTTGATTCTTGCTCAAACATGGATGTCTCAGGAGGTAGTGTATTGACCTGTGGAGGGAATGGAATAACGTATACAGGAGCTGATAATATCATCCTTAATAGCACGACAATCTCAGACAGCGGCGGCTATGGTATAGCGATTGACGCAAATTCAGATGACAACCTCATCAGTAGCAACTTTTTTGCTGGCAACTCATCAGGAGCTGCCAATGATTTAGGAGTCTCAACATTAATAAGAAGCAACGTAGGTTTATCTGACAATTAGCTATGCCAAACTATTCAAACATCGCAGGGCAGAACATGGGGAGTATTGTCCCTGGAGCCGATTACAAGCCGCCAGCACCTGTAGCAGCGCCTGTCACTCCAGCAGCAGCGCCAACAGGACAAACTGACGCGCAGATACAAGCAGCTAAAGCAGCGGCAGGCTACACCTACAACAATCAGGGGCAATATGTGCCACCAGCCCCGACTAGTACAACTACCCCAAGCGCAGGTACAACAGGGACGACTTCGACCAGCTCAACGACTACAGGACAAAATGCCTCAGATCCACTCCAAGTTTATCGTGAGAAACAATTAGCTCAGAGTGAGCAGGCTTTGGCTGACGCTAAAGTATTCAACCAGAAGCAGGATGATATCCTCAATGGCGTTATCCCCCTCTCAGCAGGGCAAAACGCCCAGATAGAAGGCTTAAAGAAGCAATTTCAGGACATCATCGACAAGCAGATAGTGATGAACACCGCAGCGGAAGGTACAGGACAAATCAGAGGCTACCAGACAGGCGCAGCAGAGTACGACCCTACCTTCCAAGCTAAAGTAATAGGCTCCATTGCAAGTGCAGGTGCAAGCAAAGTATTAGGATATCAGACAGAAATGGCCTCCGCTGTCGCAGCACTCACTGAATCATTCAAGAACAACAACCTTGCAGCATCAAAAGATGCCTACGACCGACTCCAAGAAGCACAGGAAAAGTACAACGCAGGACTTGAAAAGTACGTTAAAGACACACAGGATGCTATTGATAAGGCAGCAAAGGCACAAATTGACGCAGAGAAAACCACCTATGAACGAGTTACGAAGCCTATACAGGATATTGGTGTTGAGGCAGCTAAGAATGGTGCTACATCAGCAATAAGAGCAAAGATAGCAGCGGCTCAGACTGTCCAGGAAGCACTTGACGCAGCGGGCGATTCATTGATGACCGCCACTGGAGATTTAGGAGCTTACCTCTTTTCAAAGAGACAAACTGAAGCGAAAGGCGCTGTTGCCCCCGACTGGGAGACTTGGTCAAAGAATCTTGAGCAAGAAAAGTTAAATTCAAAGATAGCAGAATTACGCGCTACAGAAGGTATCAAATTTAGCTACGCAGTGGCTCTTGAAAATGCAAAAGAGGAATTGAAAAAGGCTGGCACTAAACCTATAAATTACAATGGGGAATTCGCCGCGACAATTAAGCTCGCTGCTCAAGCAGGAAGCACTAACGCACAGCGTGACCAGATTAAGACTGACCTCGAAGGCTTTATTGCAGATGGAGACTATGATAGCGCATATACACAGATTCTTTCTTCAG